ATGTGATAGTGTCGGGTTCGTTAAGTGCGGCATCAATAACCACCACCGAAGGCGGAAGTATTACAGCAGACGGGAACTTTATTACATCAGGTGAAGTTCATGCCGGGGAAGTAAAAGCCAGTGGCATAAGCTTGAAAACGCATAAACACTCAGGTGTGCAGACGGGACCTGGTACTAGCGGAATTCCTTTATAACCTTTGGTTTAAGTCAGGCCCGAATTTTAACATACTGGAATGTTAGGAGTAGTACTTTCACGGTTCTACTTTTAGTCCATCAACTATTTTTTGAAACATTTTCTGAAAATCATCTTCGTTGTATCCCTTCTTGTTGAATGAACTAAAATCTAAAGCATTCACTCTTTTTATTTCTTCAATATTCTCCCAATATTCATCTGCTAATTCTATGGGTCTGATTTGATTCTTTTTAACTTTAAATAAATAGTCGTCTATGGTTATTGGAAAAAAAACATTACTCCATGAAAGCTCTTGTTTTTTTCTTGCCGTGGTCAACTCGAATTGACAAGCCTTGCTACGAATTGAGTATTCAGATGCAATAAATAAAAGTTTATCATGAACACCAATTCCAGAAGTCATGATATCTTCCAAGGGTTTACCACCTGGTGCATCTTTTTCCCACATGAAAGTCCTAATGCCCTGATTGTTCAAGTTGCCATTTATCGTTTTCGCAAATTCAGAATCTTTAAAACTGTAGGAAATAAAAACTGTTGAAAACGTCTTTTGTGTGGTCATTCCTGAAATAATTGCTTTTAAGTTTACTTTGTTCTTGATGTTAAAAAAGCTTGAAAGTATTTCATCACTCAATTCATCACTTTGTAGTATTGTTTGAAAGTCCATTGTCGCATAACTCTCATACTTAAGCTTTTTAGTGACTATAAAACATTCATTGTCCACAAAGCAATCTATAAAGCCACTTCTGTAAAGTATTGAGTCTATAAAACGACTATTTCTTAGGTTGAGTATATGAAAGTTTGAGGAATCAATTCTGCAATCTTGAAATAACATGTCAATAAATTCATCAACCCTTTCAACTTTATTGTCCTTATAATATTGAAGTATCATAAAGTGAGAGTCATCGATATCGCAGTCATAGAATCGAATGTTTTCTGAAGGAAATAGGCCCCCAAAGCTACAAGTCATCAAAGTGCAACTGTCATACGTTAAATTATAGACGCTTCCCTCGTCAAGTTCAACATTTCTGAAATGGCACTTTTCAAAATAAATTCCATTCCAATACATTTGTAAATGCGAGAATCTACAATTTCTAAAGCCACAATTCTTAAACTCACAATTCTGGAAAATGCAGAAGAACCCCCAAATACCGGCAAAGTCACAGTTGATAAATTTTACACTGCGAAATTCAATTCCATGAAAATTTCCTGTAAAGGAAAAGTCCCTAAAAGTCTTTCTTACAATCCTTCTTTCTTTCTCGTAGAGTCCCTTTTTTGTAACTCCGATACTTTTGGGGAAATTCTTTTTCAAGAACTTCATCAATGAGTCAGCTCCATTGATTATAGTTTTTGGCTTTTCTTTCGTCATTGGCTGTAGTCAGGTGGTTGTTTTAGTATTACGGCTAACGAGCAGGGCTTTATGCAGGTTGGGGAATTAGTATTCCATCTGCCGATAACCGCTGCTGATTGAAACATGTTGATAAAGTTAATACAAAAGTTTATAGATATTCCGCTGCTGGAATTGAAGGCGGGATTTGCAAATAGTCGATCTTACAATGGCAAGCCCAACTTGCATAAAACCAAGCTTATGTGAAGTGTTAGTAGATCGCTTTCGTTTTGTAAGTAATCGCTTCTACTTCATTCACCGGATAAACTTTTACCGCCTTTTCCTTTTCGATGTAGAAAAATACATAGCTGTTTGTCTTTCCGATGAAATAGGTTGAGTCATTAGAAAAAAAGTTACCAGACTTAACAACAATAGAAGTTCCTGAATAAATATGCTCTTTTCTAACCTGCCTAGCTTCGAATCTGCCTTGAAAACTTGAAATCACTAACAAAATAAGTAATACAAATCCAGCAGCGAATATCTTCTTCGTCATTTTGTCCAAAGTTTTAAGATAGACACTTACACTATTTTTTGAAACAGCAATTATTATCGCGGCAATGATGAAAATTCCAGTAAGTACTAATAGAGTGTCAGATGTTTGGAATCTAAAGTTGCCTGATAATGCATTAAACGCCGTTATGAGAGTAAAAGCTAGGAAGATTAATGTTAATGAGCCTCTGAAATGCCTTTCGTCCAAGAGGAAGAAAATTGCAAAATGAAAAAACAAAGCTGAATATACATAAATATTACTTAGGAAAATTGTTGTCATTTCTGACAAGCTAAGATATTCAAGTATTGGAAGATGAAACTGATTATAATAAGCGTTTGTCTTGGCAAGTCCTAATAAAATAAAAGTCGGCAAACTCACCTTTAATAATAATTCACCGTTTTCTTTCATTGCAGTTGGGATTAAACACTTGATATATATATCTAGATCTCACACAACCGCAAAGCATTGCTGATGGCGTGAAATCCGCATTCCTGTCAGCCTATAACTGGAGCCAAATTGAAATACAAAAGCTGAAGCTCAAATTAAAAGATCAATAGCATTACGGCGCGATGATTATGTACATATTATAATTATCAGCCACGTTTTTATCAATGACTTTGTTGTATGCCGTTTATTGTATTCCAATTAGTCCATATTTTGGAAACATGTCTGAAAAATTTTGTTGTAAGTCTGCAGAATTTTTTAATTCTTGATCATATACATTTATTGAATTTTCAAACTTTTTCCATAAAAGTTCTATGTCAACTAAATAAGATTTCGCTAAAACATGTTCTATTAATTTTCCGCTTCCCCGAGTTAAAACAAAGTGGTAAACTTTTCCATCTTTTGTTTCTGAATGAAGTCCAAATGAATGTAATAAAGAGTTGCGTAATTGATATAATTCTACATGAAAAGTGTTATCAATATAATTTGAAACAAAATTTTTAAATCTTTTTCCCACTTCATTTGCTGAGTCGCGATAAACAAATTTTGCAACAAGGTCGATTCCTGCTAATACAGCCATTGTTGCAGGAAACAAAGCTTCGAACTGAATTTTTTGGTTATTGTTTGGGTCATAGCCAAAACATAAACTTGCGTCTCTTCGCAATAAGTACAATGTAGAATGAACTCCTTGTCGTGCGTCAAAGTTATTAGGGTTTTTTAAGAAAAGAGAAATGTTGTCATATAAATTGTTACTCATAGTTTAGTGTCGCCTACTAATGGCATACCACGCGTAAATTTATGCAATAAAGCTTTAGCAATAAAAAAAATAAGGTATTGGTAATCATCAAGTTAATATTATACTTTTTGTATTGTTATTAGGACAATCCACTCTTAAGTTATAAAATAATTTACAGAAAACCTTTACTATAAAAAATAGCTGTTCCAATCCCGTTTCATCTTCCTTCGCCATCCGTTGCAAATTGTGCACCTCATGGCAACCTTAGATAAAATCAATAACCCAGTTTGGGGCATTAGTACTTTAGGGTATGGCGTTATAGCTGAAGGGCTTGCGTCAATTCGCCAATGCATTGAATTGATACTAAGGACTACTAAGCGATCAGACCCGTTAAGGCCTGAATTTGGAAGTGAAATATTTAAGTATATAGATTATCCGTTAGGTAGCGGTATTCCTAACATTAAAATGGCTATCTTGAATGCCTTGGAGATATGGGAGCCGCGTATTAAGGTTATCAACGTCACCCATAAATTAAAAACCATTTCCAACCCGGTTTTTGAAATCACTTACAGTCTTGTTGATGAAGACTTGATAGATAAGATTCTTTTTGATTTAAAGGAAGGTATAAAAGGAAGTATTCAAGACACAGAGGTCATTTTACAAGCCTTCCACCCTGCTAATCCTAATAACTATCCCTTTCAGATTGACTTTGAAAAGAATGATGCCCACGTGTTGCCATTGCCCAACATTGCAGGCTATCCAACATTACAGGAAATGTTTGATTGGGTGCAAGCTAATTGGCAAGTTCATGGCCGTTGGTATAAGCTGGAAGACAGGTTTGTATTATACCTGAATGCGGATGGTGTTTCATCTGCTTCTTTATCTATTTACCTACTAGCACTTATCAGGGTCGAAGCAGTGTTTTCATCGCTTGAACCTGGACAACATTACAGTTTATCATTTAGTGTAAGCGGCTCACCTGCTGAACCAATACAGCCCGAAAGTTTCCTTACCCCCGGTTTAATGCTGGAATGGGTGCAGGACAATTGGGGAGCTTACGGGAATTGGTATATGGAAGCTTCACGGCAAGAAGGTGAACCGTTTTTTTCCGAAGAATTTAACGACGAGTTCGAGGGTGGGGAAGATTTTACCAGGTACCGTTTGATATGCCTCTCAAATATAGAAGGCTTTACGGCTGAATTAAACGTTTCAATAGAAGAAGACTAAAAAAATATGGCTGATCTAATAAAGTTTGTTCATGAAGATTCAAAGCAGATCATTGATGAAATGAAATCTGATTTGGAATCACTGCTAGGTAGGCAAATTGCTCCTGCAGATGTTGAAATGCTCATTATTAACGCATTCGCATACAGGGAAACAATCATCCGCACAGGGCTTAATGATGCAGCCCGCCAAAACATGGTTTCCTTTTCCCGTGGCGCTGCATTGGAATACTTAGGCCTTCTAGTTGGAGTGTCCCGATTGCCCGCAGCTTCTGCATTATGCACGCTTGAACTGTCCTTAGTCAATGGGCATACAGGCGTTGTTATACCGGAAGGGTTACGCGTTCAAAGCACAGACGGCAAGGCGATTTTTCAGGCTATTGAATCAACTATTGTAGCGGCTGGTACTCTTTCTGTTCAGGTCGTTGCAAAATGCTCTACACCTGGTAAAGTTGGGAACGGTTATGAAGTCAATAAAATAAATATTGTACTTGACCCACAATCATATTTGACCGGTGCAAAAAACATTACAGTTCCTGTTGGCGGTGCAGACGATGAAACAGATGATGAGCTAAGGGAGCGCATCAAGCTTGCGCCGTCTTCTTTTAGTGTTGCCGGTCCCGTGGATGCTTATAAATACTTCGCAAAAAGTGCGTCGAGTGTTATTGTAGATGTGGCTGTAACATCGCCGGTACCTGGTCAAGTAAACATTTATCCACTGTTGGAAAACGGGGGCATGCCAACGACAGAAATTTTAGAAGCCGTGTATGCAATATGCAACGGTGATAAGATCAGGCCCTTAACTGATACTGTTGTGGTACTTGAACCCACAAAACAGGACTACGGTATAGAGATCGAATTAACCCTTTTCACAAAGGCTGTTAACACCAATGCAGATGCAACAGTTTTGCAGAAGTTGACCGATTGGAAGGAATCACGCAAAAACAAATTAGGGTTAGACGTAATTAAAGCAAAGATTGCGTCTATTGCTATGCTAGATGGGATAGTGTATGATGTGGATGTTATAAGCCCTTCTGCTAACATCATCGCCGACCCTGAAGTATATACGAACTGCACAGGCATCACCGTAACCATAACCGGCACGCATGACGAATAACGGCAGCATACTAGCAGATAGCATAGCGCACATTAAGCATTTAGCAGCATTCGACCTGCTAATAAAAAAACGCTTCACCGAATTGGAGCTAGACCGCCTACTGGTATACATCATAGATACGGTGGACGCTTCAGCGATACCCTATTTAGCAGAGCAATTCGACGTGTTAGGATATAAGGGCTTTCGCCTTGCAAATACGGAGCAAGAAAAGCGAGACATAATAAAAAAGTCTATTGAGTTACACCGTTATAAAGGGACGCTATGGGCTGTAAGGGAAGCGCTGATAAGCATTGGTTATGGGGATGCGGAAATACAAGAACATGTAGAAAGTCACTGGGCAAAGTTCCGGGTTACCATAGACCTCGGAGACAAGTCTTTAAACGTTGCGGAAGTCAACGACTTAACGCAAATGATAATGGAGTACAAGAATGTACGTAGCCATTTAGCCGCGTTAAGTTATACCCTGCACCTGGATGCAGACGAAGTAAAGCTATCAGAAGCCTTTGCCGATGCGCAAGCCACCAACGATGAAGATACGGTAACAGCAGGTGGAGACTTCAGGCACAACGGGCTAGTCCTACGCGACGGGTCGCGCAATTATAGCAGGGATACAGATTTATTAACAATAGAAATTTTTTAAATGGATACACTTAAAGCCACCGGTACCGTAAGCATTCAGGTATTTGAACGCGGTAAACTGGTAAGTTCCTTTGAGCAAAACAACCTGGTTGTAACGCTTGGCAAAACAAACATTGCAAAGTTGTTAGGGGGGGACGCGGCAGGCAAGCGCATTTCAAAAATTGCAGTTGGTACAGGCAACACTGCGGCAACAGTTGACGACAATGCATTAACAAGCCAATTTAACAAAGACATTTTAAACGTTAGTTATCCGGATGCGCAAAGTGTACAATTCAATTTTTCTTTAGATAACGCAGACGCCAACGGAAAAACAATTCGTGAATTTGGATTACTTAATTCTGACAATGTTTTATGCGCTCGTAAGGTTCGTACGGGTGAAATCGTTAAAACTGATTTGGTGCAAATAGTTGGTTCATGGAAAATCACAATTAATTAAGTTATGGGATTATACGCAGGCGAAGATGTTTTTGGTGATGACGTTTACCAGTTTGAGGAAACAGACGTGGTTCAGGGGGGTGCTGATGGCATTGATAACAAGCCCTTAAAAGACTTAGCTAATAGAACTATCTGGCTAAAAAATCGCATGGGCCGAATTATGAACCTGGTTGACGAAAGAGTTATCAACGCTAACGGCCAAATCAAAAAAGATGATTCGGGATATATGATTACCGCAATATCATCAAGTGTACTAACTCTTGCGCTAGATAGTACGGATAGCTTTACAAAGGGTGCTATTATACCTATCTCTAGTTTTTGCAGTGCTGCGGCTGTTATAAAAATTACGCCATCTGCAGGCCAATACTTTTTTGATGCGGATGGTAACAGAAGTGTTCTGTATATGCATCACAAAGAACATCTGTTTTTAGTCGCAGCAGATGGGCATTGGAAAATATTAAACGCAATTGGCAACTTTTATACTGCAGGGGAAGAAACCAAATCACGCAAAATACTTCGCAACACCGTTCCTGCTATTGGACAGCTATTAAACAGGGACAGGTATCCGCGCCTATGGGAATATGTACAGTCTTTAGATTTTGGGCATGAAGTGATTAGCGAATCATTGCGGGCAACGAATACGCTGCTATACGGCGCGTGCTATACTACTGGTGACGGTGTTTCAACTTTCCGTGTTCCGGATGAAAGGGCGATGCATGAACGAATGCTAGACCTGGGAAGGGGCGTTGATTTGGCAAGGGCGCATAACTATGCGGGTGGCTATGCTCCTGATGACGTTAAGTCACATGATCACGTGCAAACGGTTTACCAGGCGGTAAGAGATGGCGGGGATATACCAGTAGGGTTTAGTTCAGTTACATCAAACAGAACAGGAAACTACAAGACACAGAAAACCGGAGCGGCCGAAAATACAGTAAAGACAATTGGCAAATACTTCTTAATTAAATACTAAATATGAAAAAAGCAGCTTTAGTTTCCTTATTAATCCTAATGACATGTACAACGTTTAGTCAGTTCAATGATACATCGTCATTAAACAGTTACATACGTTCTAATATCAAAGACAAGCGGCCAGAAAAAGTTTCAGCAGAACAGATACAAAAGGCACTGTTGGGCCTTTCTTCATTCCTGTATTTGGGAAGTTCTGGCGGAGGCGTAAGGCCTGCGGACAAAAAAGACACTGTTTATACTTTTCTTGGATGGGAAGACAGTATAACAATCTATAGTGAATTGTCTTATGACCCTGCAACGGTATCCGTTACATCTGTTGAGGTCACGAATACAAAAGATGAAGCCGGTAAAAGATTTCAGGCAGTTTACAAACCTGCTTTGAAAGCATACACTTTGTTTTTTCCTTTTATACCCTTAGCAGGGGCTTCATACAAATACCAATTTTCTTTTACTCAATAACATATCTAAATGAAAAATGTAGTTCTTGTTTTTTTGTTCCTAGTCACATCAACATTTATAGGGTTTTCGCAGGTCTTGCAACGCGGAGAAAAAGCATTCAACATCGCGGACCTTTCCAGGCTTTCACGCAATATACCAGACGGCCACAGTATTGAGGTAGAAAATTACGCTGTTCGCGGAGATGGCGGAGGCGGGTTATTTAAATATGTAGCAAATTCAACACGGGATACCATGTATGGAATGGTCTATAAACCATCATGGGTTACTGGTGCCGGACGCCTTGAAAGGGTCGTTGATGGCCTA